ACTCATCACATGAGAACGAAATATCAGGAGTAAAGAAGATAAGAGTTTAACAACTGAGTTGTTAAACCATTAACATAAAAAATAATACTTGCATCAATATAATAAGATGCTATAATACATAATAACAAACCAAATAAAATAAACCAATGAGTACAACAAACAAATACAATGACAAGGAGATCAAAGCAGGACTCGATAAAGAGAAACAGCTTGAGGTCTTGAACAATACAGTAACAGTAACTTACACAGGTACTAAACCATCAGGACTTAGCACCACCCTTAAAGATAAAACTAAAGAAGTCGTTAAGGATACCAACGCTAAGAAAGGTAGAGCTAGAGTGTCGGCTACAGTAGTGGAGTCTAGAGGTAACACCCTTGGCAAGATGCTTAGTCTATGTCAGCAAGCTACGATGGACTACAAGATAGGCACACATCCTAGTGATGTGAGAGGAGTACGCTTAGTACCGACAGGTAAAGTTGCAGATCTACAGGCGATGATTGATGAGAAGTCTAAACAATTAGATGAACTCAGAAAGCAAGCACTGAAGGAATGGGACACGATACGAGCTGAGTCTATCGAAGGCTTGGGTGATAACATCAGTGAGGTCGATGTACCTTATGATGGTGAGGAGTTCTTATCTGAGTTCACCATATCCGTATCATGGTCAGCCGCACCGATGGCTATCAAGAAGGGTACTATCTTCGAAGGTATGACTGAGGAGATTGCTAACAAAGTAATTGCTCAGTCTGAGAAGACACGCATCGATGTCATGGCAAGGAACCATTCCAAAGTATTGGAACCCGCTATGAATAAACTTAAAAAAGCAATTAAGAAAGTTGCTAAGGGTGATCGTCTACATCAGAAGACATTCGATGAGTTGCTTGAGGCATCAGCAGAGTTGAAGGAGTTGAACTGGTTCGAGTTCGATGTCATCAATGATATTGTCAGAGAGCTACAGGAGGTCGGCAAGATACAGCGTGACCACTTGGGCAAGGCAGGATCTGCTACAAGAAAGCTTGCGACTTCAGCAATCGAGGACGTGTACAAACAAACAGAACGCACAGCTAGTAGGCTCGCTGTGTGTGGACTCTAACCTTAACAACTCAGTTGTTAACTAAACCATAACTAAATAAACCAAATAGAAAACCAAATATAATGAATACAGAAACACCAGAAATAAAGTTCAGCGATGTGCAAACACAAGCTGAGATCGTATACTCATCAGGAGATTCAGTAATGATTCTCTTAGGAGCGGGAGGCACAGGCAAGACAGCACTTGCTAATGCCTCAGTAACTAAAGCCATCGCTAAACTCTACGGAGTGGGCGATGAGAATGTGCAGGTGTACAAGTGTAACTACACTGGTGCATCACCCCTTGAGATCACTGGCTATGGTGTCTTAAAGAAGGGTGCTAATGGTGAGGATCTCATGGCATTCTCTGAACCAGAAGGTATACCGACTGAGGCTTTATTGAAGAGGCTCAACATGGAGAACACTCCATGCTTGATGGTCTTTGATGAGATGCCTGAGTGGGCGGCTGACACTAGATCCTTGGTACGTAGTACGATTGATCCAGATGGTGAGTCTAAGATAGGTTCACATAGGCTTGGCGATAACGTCAAGATACTCGTGACAGGTAATAGACGTGAGGATGGATCACGCTCTGCAGTACTGGATGCTCCGATAGTTAATCGTGGTAATCAGTTTATATTAAAAGCGGATATCAATTCATGGTTGAGTTGGGCGGCAAGCCACGCATGGAGTAAGTTTTCTCCAGTCGTTGAGTACCTAAAGTTCAATGCCAAGTTGGAGAATGGTAACCGCTTTGCTCCATCCATACCTCAACCTTGGGACGGATCACCGCATCCAACTCCTAGGTCATGGGCTAGTGCGGCTAAACAGATTAACTATATCGAGAACAATCTTGAGATGAGTAAGTCTGAGTATAACAAACACCTTAAGCTAACGCTACAGTCTAAGGTCGGTGACACTACAGCTCGTGATTGTATTGCATACATCAACAGCTCTGTAGGTTTGCTTGATGACCTTGAGTCTGTACGTAAAGGTGACATGGAACTATCCAGTAAACCTACTGACCAGTTCAAGTTGATCCATGCCGCACTACGCATCATGGACTATGAGCTAACTGACCTTGAGTCACAAGGCAGGGACAGAGGTACGGCTGTAGCCGCAGGTAATATTGATTGGTTCGTAGATAGATTCCTACTGCCCGCTACTAAGGAGATTGGTAGAGCAGGATACCATGCCGCTATCAACGTAGACATACCACTGGATCAGCACCCTAAGAACACAGAGATGAAAGGACTTTAACAACTCAGTTGTTAACTAAACCATTAACTAAAAAATAGAATACCATGATACATAATATAGATAGCATACAAGAAGGTGACCCGATTGAGTTCGATCACTACGGAGACAGCACACTGGCTAAAGCATTGCGGAGGCTAGAGACAACCAAAGAGTTATATCCTTACTACAGTGCATTGACTCTACTCAAATGGGTGTGGACTTTCAACACCCCATACGGACAGACAGATGGTAGATACCTACGGCTCAATCCGCATGGTGTCTTAGACAAGTTAGAAAAGACAAGCGATCCAGTTGGGTTCCTTGCATTCTTACTAGCACACGAAGCAGGTCATGTGATGTTAGGTATCTCCAGATTGTACAAGTTGCTTGGAGATATGCCAGAGGATGATGCCTCAGTTCAAGAGATACTTGCTTTCACAAAACGTAAACGTCTCGTCAACATAGCGGCTGACCATGCTGATAATCTACTTATACACAAACAGAGTACGGCTCTACTACCTATCATCGAAGGGTCATGCTGTGATATCAAGTACGATAACATGAGTACGGAGAACATTCTGATCGAGCTAGTTAAGGAGGAGAACAATGGACAATCCAAGATGGACGATGAGCAGGGAGCAGATGAAGGTGAACCACAAGAAGGGGATGGTGATCCACAGACATCTGAGGAGGGCGATGGTTCAAGCGACAGTGATGCTGACACTAATCAAGATACAAGTGAATCAGATAGTGGTGATGAAGGTGAAGGTGCTGAAGGCGAAGGCGATGAAGATCAAGATGGCGATGCTGAAGAGGGCGATGCTGTAGGAGGAGACAGTACTGAAGAAGGTGATGAAGCAGGAGGCGATCCTAAACCAACAGACAAAGAAATCTTAGGTGATGATTGGGTCGGACAAGGTGGTGATGATTTACCAGACAAGCCACAGCTTGAGGATGGTGAGACAATGGAGGAGGCACTTGAGGAGATCGAGCAGATTGCCGAGCAGGTAATCAAGAACGCTGAGATATCTGCGGCATCAAGTGACATGGGTCTTAGCAGTACAATGCGAAGCGTGAAGGATCAAAGATCACAACGGTCATACATGGACTGGAAGAAGTATGTGATGGAGTGGAACACCGCAAGAGTTACTGATGGATGGACTCGACCATTCAATGCACCGATCTTCAACGCAACCAATGGGCTATGTACAGCAGGGCGTGGGCGAGATGGATGCGGCACAATCGTATACGTCATCGACAGTAGTTGGTCTATGGATGAGCAACTGACATCTGATCTACTGCTACTTGCTCAAGAGTTTCTTGATAACCTAAGACCTGAGAAGATGGTCATCCTATCTGTATCATCTAAGGTGCGTGATGTACATGAACTCCATGCAGGTGACCAAGCACCAAGTAAGATTATCGTTGGAGGTGGTACGAGATTCCACCCCGCATTCGATTGGGTCAGAGATAACGAACCCTTCTGCGATGGGCTAGTGTACTTAACCGATGGTTATAGTAATGACTTAAGCAATCTACAAGAGCAACCTTATCCAGTGCTGTGGGTATCCTACGGACTAGAGTCCAAGCACTACCCAATCGGTGAGGCAATAGATGCACCGCCAAGCATTGCAGGGATAGCCGCATAACAAAACCAATAATATAAAAACCAAATAACAAACTATGAAAACAGAAAGAAAAATAGAAATAAACTACGAAGTCATGCTCCGCCAACAAGATGAGCGTGAGTTAATCGTGGATGTAAGAATAACAGTAGAAGATGAGAACGGTGATGCCATATCCGATGAGTATGAGGAAGGGTTCTCCTTCACTGAACCAACGGAGACAGAGAGATATCGTGAGGCTAGGAGGAAGTTCAATGAGCTATTGAGAAAGTACTCTGACAAGATGGTGGATCAAGACAACCAACATCCAGAGAGATCTCATAGTTTAACTGAGAGCGATGAAGTATTCTGGGAGGCTCGTCAGTTGATTAAGATTAAACAAGAGGAAGACGGAGTAGCGATGCTCACCCTTGGATAGTAAATATAAAAACCAAATAACAAACTATGGAAAAAAGAACATACCAAGTCCATATGCTACACGCTAATGGCGATGAAAAAATACACGCATGGTTCACATACACTGATGCTCTGAACCATGTTAAAGAAGAGAAGAAAAGAGCTAAGAATAAAGACAACAAGATAACTTGTTATGAAATAATAGAGGACGTTCCAAGCCTCTTATCCTACACAAAATAAAATACCTATGAAAAAAGAAACTAAATATGAATCGGTCGTATGGGATTTGACCTATGCGTTAGCAGATGAGAATGGAGATTATAAGCATGACGCTTATGGCAGAGTTATGGTATACGATTATCCAGAGGATGATTGTTCTATCATTGAGCTACCTGAACCAGACAAGTTAGAATGGAGAGATGATCATTATGATTATTCTTTTGCACCTAACAGCGAGATAGGGATCATACTATCTAAAGAAGATGTAGATCCAGACAATGAGCTAACAGAGAATCAATGGCGTGAGTGTGTTAGCCGTATCAACAGAGGCAAGTTTGAGTTGGATTATATAATCGAAGATGTACAAGATTCTTGTGAAGCGATTGTAACGGAGATGGAGGCAACGAAATGATGATACTAACTGGAATAATCGTATGGCTATTTGTGATAGCTGTTGTACTAAAGTTCTTCGCTACGGCTTCAGAGGTACGCAGAATAGAAGACTTAAATAAGACACATAAAAATAAAATAGATAAAGAACCAAAACGAAAAGTCATAGTGTGGGATGTTGTGTTTGCTTTAGCAGATGAGAATGGTGATGTCGTTTATGATTCTAAAGGGGAGGTAGAAGTCTACCGAAATAGAAACGCTCACGACAAGGGTGATTATGAATACCTTGCGGATGAACTTAAACCAGAGGATCTAGAGATCCACGATTACTGTTAGAAATGAAAACAAGAGTACATATAAACCAACACAAGATCCGTAGTAATGCGAAGACAGGAGACAGAGAGCCTGTCATTACAGTCAAGACATACAATGACAATACCTATTGCCATTCCGTAAATATAACTGAGCCTTGTACCATCATCTATTCACCAGACAAACCGCTATCGTGTGGTGCTAAAGTGTGGATCGAGACAGAGGGACAAGTAATCTGTAACGAAGGGGCAATGGTATGAGGAACCCACTAGTAGTAGAAGTAGAAACTAAAGATGGTTCTGTTAGGAACGTGATCTTAACTCAAGGTTCAGACATTAAGAACTTCTTTAGAATAGATGATAACATCTCTTACTTCTTTGATAGAGATGAAGCCACCGAACCGAACGACCTATTAGGTCAGGCAGTTTTTGGAATGATGGAACATGAAGAAGATATCATAACTAAAATAAGAAACGCTAAAGAAATATGAAAACATATAAACATAAGTACAGTGTTAAGTTCAGCATAACAACAACACACAAAGATCATTGGGGTGTTAGCGATGAGGGATTAGTATCCGCACTTGCTCAAAGAATCAATGAGCTTGCCGATTCAGGTTCCTTCAAAGAGTCCGTTGAACATGAGAGTACAACAGAACATCCTTGTAACCCTGCACAGAATACAAACTTCCATATCTTAAAAGAGCTAGGGAACATTGAATGGGATCTCAAGTTCCTTGCAACAAGGTCAATGGATAAAGAAGATAAGGATAAGATACTGGAGAGATTAGCTTTTGTTAAATCACAAGTAAGTAAAATATATAAATGAAAATAGACTGGGAAGAAAAGTATAGGGAGCTTCACCTTAATTTAATCGAGATGCGTATCCGTTGTTCGTCCTACAGGGCGGGAGTAGAGAACGCATTGAAGTGGTTACAGGAAGAGGAAGCAGAGAACATACATCCCGCAACAAACATAACCCACTTAACTGAAGAGGCTACGTGGGATAGAATAAAAACCAAGAAACATAATAAAGAAAATGGCGACTAAACTAGACAAACAAATAACAAGAGAAGCAGAGATCAATGGAACAATGTACCATGTATCACTGACACCTGATCCTGAACCATCCTTAACTTACAGAGAGAAAGGAACACGGGGTAAGGGAGTATCAATACCTCTTAGTTCATTATTAAAAGAAGACATTAACCTAACTGCACCAGTGCAGTATAAGAACATTGGTGAAGTGTATATGTCTGCGGCTGAAATCAAATCAAAGATTGCTGTGTCAGACAGAGAATATAAAGAGAAGGTTGCTGTGTTAGAAGCTGTTGATGACTTCGTTAAACTTGCGGAGTGGCAAGCAGATAAGAACGCACCCGACTCTGCAATAATGGATCAAAAGATATGAACACATATGTCATTGACTCATATAAATATAACAAGTATAATTAGATATCCGAGATGAATATAATAAGACAGATTCAACCCAAGGGCGCACCCTTTATTGTGGACGCTGAAACGGATGATGAAGGTAATATTCTTAAGGATACTGTGAGGGTATACCCGATCATCCCTTCTGACCCTCCTCGAATTGGGGAGGGCATACCTTTAAACGTAGTAGATAAAACAAGAGAAGGAGCTTCGTTCCTTTTTATAAAACCAAAGAAAGACAATGAGACTAATTAAAAAAGTAGACCCCCAATCAGTAATGAAAGCTTTAACAGACATATCTGGATTCACTTCCGAAGACTTAGCATCGGAAGCATCTGGTGGAACCATCGCTGACTGGAGACATCTTGGAATGTATGTTGCTAAAGGTTATGGAATCCCGCTGAAGACAATCGGTGAGATGTTCGGTAGACATTTTAGTACTGTGTCATCTGCAGAACGTAAGGTTAAATCCTTACTCAAGCATGATGAAGTAAGCAGTGCTATTGATAAGATAAAAGATAAAGTAGAAAACACACAGGAAGAATAACATGTTTATTAAAAAATACTGTAAGACTGACCGACCTCCATTTGAGAGAATACTAATGACCCAATCCGATGAGCCTATCCCAAACTACCATGTGTATGGTGAGCGTGAGAAGCAGAGTCCAACAACATTGTACTGGGGAACAAGTCGTGCAGAAGCTGAAGGAACTTATGATTCTCTTATGTCTCGCTACATGATTCGTACTAAAGCAACTTTCTAGTAGAAAAGATTTGACTAGTATATCCTACTGAATTAAAGGTTAGCCATGACAAGAGTATTAGCAAAGACAATAACAAATTCAGAGGTTACATATGAATGTCCTCATTGTTGGTCAACAAGTAAAGGAGCTGTGCATACAACAAACAAATTTAAGAATGGCAAGATTGCTAAAGATAGAAAACCCACAGTACATCGACATGGTAACGGAAGGGAACTGGCTTCTAGCTTTGACAATGGTAAAGTCTTCAATCGAATATCACACTGTAACTTTGTATCGGACGAAGTGAGTATACGAATCACAGAAGATACTAAACGAATAAACAAGTAAATGAATTTTCGTACAAACCAAATAGTAAGAATAGAATCAAGAGAGAGTCTTGAGCGTGGGGTACATAGGGTTGTCATTATCCCTTTTCTAGCCTCATTGATGAACACTTACTATTCTGGCTCCGTCGATACACCACACCCATACACCCAAGCAGATATCATAAAAGGTTTTAAAAGGTATTCCCCTTTTGTGTAGTTTGTTTGGTCTTACCAAAACAAAAGATCCCGCTCTTATAAGGTTGTTGTCATTGACTCCTTATGAGGGCGGGTTTCTTTTATTCTACAGGGATGTATCGACCATATGATTCCAACTGGTTCTGGTATGTACGCAGTCTTTCAATATGTACATCTCCTTTGGTAGCCATGTTCTTTATGAACGGAGTCTGTAAAGCAGGGCGTTCCATAAGTCCGTTAAGCAAGAGAGCCATCCGCCTCTTACCATAACCACGATTAAGAGCTTGATTGTATATCTGCTCATCAGTTAAACCTAGCTTCTTGAATCCTCTAAATGTTTTTATTAAGTGTGCGTTAATCCTCCTACGCTTTTCGATATCTTCATCTGTAAATCCTCTGACCATATCTTCAGAAAGAGAGTCATCAGTATACATACGATTTTTAAGAGCTGCTACTCTACGATACTCACCTGACCTTTCCGATAGGAACCTATCGAGCTGTTGGTCTAACTTAATATCATATGGCTTCATAGGCATCAGCTCATTTACGAGAGCCCCTATAGGTGTCGTTATAAAATCAGATACATCAGGATCACCTTCCGTTAATTTCATTAGTCCTTCTTTGAACTTTGTAGGAGTTCTAGGTGCGTAAGCTTCTGCAAAAACAAACCCAAGTTTTTTAGAGAATGCTTCAAACACTGTGTCGTTGGCTTCGACTATTGGCAGACCTGTTTCGGGGTCTCTATTATTTAAGGCACTAGATACAGCTCCTGCTAATATCTGCTCATCTAAATACTGCTCCATAACTAATGCTTTAAATAAAGCAGAACCTCCTTCTGCGGGTGACCCTCTCCACACTTGCTCTAATCCTCTCATTAGTGGGTCAACTATCATGGCGTAAGGGTTTAGGTATGTGAAGTCTACTGACTTAAGCTTATCTCCTTTACCAATATAAAAGAAAGAATGTGATCTTAAGTACTCAGGCATAGAGTCTCTAAGAGCTTCGTCTTCCTCTTCGCCAATTTCTGATAAAGCATTGACTATAATAGGAGCTATAGCAGATGCCCCTATTGTTGTCCCCCAGAAACCATAAGCTCTTTGCTTACCTCGTTTAATTAAAACTGGATTACCAGATTGTTTCTCCTCTTTAATTAGAGATATTGTGTTCACTGCGATACGCCAGACTTCTATTTTGAAACGAACGAAAGGAGCGAACATCACACCAAGCCAAGTTTCTTGTAGCCTTTGAACAATCGGAGGAGCTTGATCATATTGTTGAGAAGTAGCTTTAACTTTTCTTGCAGCGTCCTGCATGAGCTGCTCATCACTCATCCCACCGTACTTTCCATCTACTCCTTTAGGGTCTTTAGCTCTGGCTTGTTGGAGTACTTCCAACTCATTCATAAAGTAAGCAATCTTGTAGAAGGTATCCACCGACTGCGACATCTCCCGCAAACGATTGTATAATTTCTTAACAGCTTTAGGGGTTTTGTCACTAGCTATATCTACTATATCTTTACTCTTATTAACTTCTTTCTCAAGACCTTCAAGGTTATCTAAAAGTTCCCTTTGAATTTGTTCCTCGCTTGGAGGGTTTGTTATTAAATCCTGTATGAGCCTAGCTTCTAATGAGTTGCCTCCTATGCCTAAGCCTATCATTGTTCTATGAAAAGCACTTACCTCTTCCTTACCCATCATAAGATATTTTTTACGTATACGTTCCTGTACGAGAGCCTTACCCATCTTATCCGCACGAATAAATCCTTGTGATGGCCCGAAGAACAGCACGTTAGATACGATGTTTCTTACATAGAAACCGAACGACCCTAGAGTTTTAGCTCCTAAAGATAGTCCCGTTAACGAAGCACCTATTCTGTTAATCGTTCGAGCTGCTTTCTCTGACTCTTGGATTACCTCTCTGGTTTTAGGAGCTAACATATCTTGGACGACTTGATCCATTTCTTTATTAACGAAGTAAACTTTACCGTCATTAAAAGGCGCTGCGTTAATTAAACCAGCATCTTTACCTGCTGTTATTTCCAGCCTCTTTAAGCTCTCATCACTATCTTGCTCAAAGATCATATCTTTCGTTGATGGAGACTCCTCTGAGAAATCCCCTCTTACCTCTCCAGTATCTTTACCTTCTACAATAAAACCATTTGTTTGCCCTACATCTTTTAGGTTCTGTATAAAGTTTATATGTGAAGAGACTAAACCTAAGTGTGAGAATGTTTTTAGTAGTTCGTTATAACCAGTATCATCAGAAGCCTCACCTAATAAATCACGAAGTTCCTTTGGTGGGTTCTTTCTTTTTTTCAAAGCACCAATATTCAGGTTAATTATACTCTTCTTATGTTCGGGTATTCCCTTAATCAAATTAGAAGAAGCCACTTTACTTTTTGGAGTAACTTGTATGTCTAAGTAATCGTTTACTAGCTTCTCTTTGAATGTTGGATCAAACTCTTTAGATGTAAGTGACCCTCTTGCAGCTTTATATCCCGCAGGATTTAATGTCTTATATTGAGTTAGTAAAAAAGCCCCTGCTGCGTTACGCACGTTCTCATAGTTATCACTCTCTCTTACATTCTTTTCGTATTCTTTATCTGTGAATAGCTTATATGTTTTATGTAAGTATATATCTAAGTTATCTGATATAGCTATACCAATCTCTGAGTGCTCATCGCTATTACTAACGATTGATTTTATTCGTAATGAAAGCTCATTAGTCAATTCCCTTAGCTCAAGTAAATGTTTAACTAAGTCAGTTTGAGTAGGATCTCCTTTGAAGTTTTGCAGTTTCGCAAGTTTCTCTATTGCTTTAGATCTTCTTCGGGTAAACTGTTCTCTTTTCTTTCTAACAAACGCCTCACGTACAGATGCCACTTCCTCATCAGTTAGTTTCCTTGCCCTGTCTAACTTTTCGGCAGCTTTAATCGCTTGCTGTTCCTCACGTAAGTCTGCTTGAAACTCATCGCTAGTTTCAGGTGTGATGTTTTCCTTACTGCCTGTAACATCTTGTATTAAAGCTGTAGGAGCATTGCCGTTAAAGTCTTTTTTAATTATATCTTCTAGGTTTTTTTTAAATAATTCAATGTCTACTTCTACTGCTTCTCTAATATATCTTCGTTGCTCTACAAGTCTTTTAACTCTTGGGTCTAGTGTACCAGAGAACTTATCTACAAACCATCTTATCATTCCATACTTTGAATCACTCTTACCTTTATACTCTCCGTCCTTGAAGAAAGGTAATTCAAATAAAGGGGTGTAACTTCCGTATCCAATACCCCCTGTATCAGTTTCAAAGTTACCTCTATCTAGACCACCCGCTTGTGAGTACCTTATGTCTGGGTTAGTGAGATCAAACCTTTGAGATAAAGGAATGACATTACCTTTATCATCTTTAGTTACAGGATCGGATAACTTTATTTGTTCAGGGGTAAGTACCACTATAACATTACGAAGATCTTTACCCCCTGAATCATCTTTATAAGTTAAGGCATCAATACCAAGGACTTTTTTATATGCTTCTAATAAATCTTTACCTGCAACACCACTGTTATATAGTTCTCCCATTTGTTCCGCTATCGTTTCGTTATTAGATAACATCTCAGCGGCAGTCTCAAGACCCCCATAGTTCCCTAAAGTAGTATCCATATCAGTTGCTTTAGGATAATCCTTTCTTATACCTTGGAGTTCTGTGTCAGCTATCTCCCTAAGAACTGGTAATAATTCTTCAGGGGAAAGTGCGGGAGAGTCAAAAGGCACTGAGTTTTCAACTTTCAAATAAGCAGAAACAACGGAACCTTTATTATAGTTGGTAACTACTTTATACCCTTCAGCCATATTTTTGGATGGGGTGAAATAAAAACCTACTCCAAAAGCAAAACCTGTTCCTGAACCTATCTTATTATAATCGAAAGTTGTAAAATCATTAGGAGTTCCATGAAACATTGGGCCAACAGTGTACCCTGTATTTCTTGCTGCTTGATCCACCATTCCTTGAAGAGCCGCTTCGTTCTTCTTAGGGTTCTTAGCCAACTCCAAATAATCAGCATCCAACGCACCCGCTTGTGATTCTCGTTGATCAACTACAATGTTCTTATCAGGATCTGTATCAACAAAAGGCTTATCGTCTATGTACGTAGCCAAGATATTAAGAGAGTTTTCGGGGTCATCTATATCAAACTTAATTATAGGGTTCACTTCAAACCCGCCTTTAAGTCTTGCCATTTCTCCTGCTAATCTATTTAGAGCTGCTCCAACGACAGGGTTGTCGCTATCTTTCTCACGCATTGCGTTAAATCGATTCACATAAGAACGCAAGTAGCGCATGAATACTCTAAGGAAATTTGGATTGTCTCTGTAGAAAGCTAACTCTTCTTCACTAGTAAACCCTTTAGTTAGTCTCTGCGCCTTCATTCGTAGAAACTCATCTACTACGATATGGTGCATATTACGTTGCTGACTTGGGCTTGCATCAGGAGCTAGTAAAGCACGAGCGTTAGCTATGCTTTCTGGTTTGCCTTCATAATACGTATCTATTATTTCATTTACTTGTGTGGCGGGTAAAGAAGCAAAGATCTCATCCATCTCAGCTTTACTTAGATTTCTCCAAGCTGAGTGGTGTATAGTTTCGTGGGCTGCTTCAAACCTTATGACGTGTTGAGCGTTGCCTCTGCTAAGTCCCATTGTAAGACGTGACATACCCCAAGGATTAATTACCAGTCTCATTCCTTCGTTTGTCTTTTCAGCTCTGACCGCTCCCTTTGCTTTATTAGCAGGGTCGTAATCAACACGAGTCTCCATACCCCAAAAGGATGCTACACTTTCCGCTTCAGCCTTATTCTCTTTATATCTCTGGTGATGTTCTTCAGCAGTGAGACCTCCTCCTTTTTCCATAGACTCTTCTTTGTCCATCCAAAGGTCACCAAAAGAATCAACGAATTGTTTTTCTTCTTCAATCGCTTTAGTTCTTCTCTCCTCAAGCTGACTTTCCGTTAACGTCTCACCTTCTAAAGAACCTGATTGCGATTCACGTTCCTCTGTTGTCTCTGTCTTAGACGTTCCTTGTTCTAGTATGGTATTAGCTTCTTCTTGCGTAAGTAATTTCTTATTTAGTTGCTCTGTTATCTGTTTCTTTAATTGTTCAGAAGCAATTCTTTCGTCTGAACGCAGCTTTGCCGCTGCTTCAGAGCTATTTAAATTAGCAAATTCTTGGGGAGTGCCTCCTGTTAGACTTATAAACTTTTCCTCTGATATCTTCCCAGCTTTAAACGATTCATATAAGTTACTAGCTTTCGTCATGTACGATCTGTCTTGCGGAGTTACATCTATAATTTCTCTAGATCTAGCTGCAGTTCTTAGTTGTTGGACTAAGTTCTCTCTGTTCTCTTCTATGAATCTTTGAGTCAGAGGTGATCCTGTTTCACCGAGCTCTTGTATCACTTGCTCTATCTTCTGCTCTTGTAATCTTTCGAATCGAGCTCCCCTTCCCCTATCCATCATGCTACGTACACCAACAACTCCCGCCCCCATAACACCACCTATAGAAGCAGCGTGTAACCCAACCATCATCCTATCGATCATTGGTGTTTCTTCGTTAAGAGCCGCATCCATAATGAATGTTTGTACAAACTCATCAAGACCTTCTTCTAATGCCTCACTCATAGCAGGTATGCCATAGGATTTAAGGTTGTTACCTATCCGACCTTTAAGAGATTGTTTCATTTGGCCTTCAACAACCTCTAATAAATCTGCCTTAAAGTTTTTAGCTCCAAAACCTTTTGCATTTAGGTTACCTATTTTTTCAAGCCCCGCTAACATACCTTTAGTGGTCATGCCTTTGAGAAAGGCACTTTCAAAACCACCTAACCCAACACCCATAAAGGCAGTTGTTATCAAACCTGTAACAGTTCCCGCCATCATAGCGTACCCTAAAGCTGCATCGTGCTTCTCTTCGTGAGTCATGTTATCAGGCTGTGCTGCATACACAGTTGCATAAGTACTACCCGCACTTCTATTAGCCGCAGGTAAAAATGTTGCAGGGAAATAGGATGCTTTACGGAACATCTTATTGCCTACTGCTTTGTTATAGGCTTTTAAAGCGTCTTGGACTCCATCAAAAGAAGCCTTCTCAGCGGTGCCTTTTAGTTCTTTCCTAGCAGCAGCAGCTAAAGCTATATCTTTTGCCGTATCACCGAACTGCCTACCTGCAGCGACTTTACTAAGATTCTTAACAGCTAACTTTGCTGCTGAAGTAGCTGACCCTTTGGCAGCAGCATAAGCTACACCACCAGTACCTAAAGTAACCGACGACAAAAGAAGGGTAGCGGATACGTCAACAACCATAGGAGCTACAACATTTGATAAGTCCATACCCCAACCAAAGTCATCTCCAAATAATGAAGCTACCTCTCTTCGACGCTGCCTATCCATTTGGTTTTCCACTAAGTAATTAGTGGCTCCTTCACTTTTAAATACAACCGAGCCTAATGAAGCGAAGAGACCTATAACAGAATCAGGTATAGTAGCCGCTACATCTCCTAATCTGTTTTTTATAGAACTGTAATTACGTTTATCAGCTAAGAAAGTATCTAGTACATCTGTGTCAGAAGCACCGCTAACTCTACCTGCTTGCTTGGCGGCCATCCAGTCATCACTAGTAGCTGCTGTATCGGCTAAAAATTTATCATATTGCTCGTATGTAAGTTGTCTGAACAATTTACGTTGGTTCCTGAGCGATGTGACTTGGTCAGGGGACAATCTTTTATCTGTACTGATAGCTCTTTCGAATCTATCCCTCTGTTGCATTAGAGACGGGTGCGCTAACACATGACCACTACCTAATATTCGAATGTTCTTAGCGTCTTCATCATACAACTTGAACTCCCCCTTCTCATTAACTTCACTAGCAGCGAGTAGTTCTAAACTATCCTTAATCTCTTTGTCCGAGTATCTATTAACAGCAGCTCCTTCCCCAAACCCATTCTTACGGCTGTAAGAAGATGATAATCCTTTACGGAAGTCTCCTATCACAGCACCCATAGCGGATGACTGGTCTTGATCAGGCTTTATATCATTTTGTTTTACAAGCTCACGCATATTATCTAATGCGTTCTGTGCTATATCATCAGCAGGATCTTCTGATCCAAGGATATCATTCATCTCACGAAGGAGATTCGCTTGCCTTATACTTTCAAAAACAGTTGTGTTTTCGGATGCTCCTTTCTTAAGACCCGACATGACACGGTAAGCATCTGAGTAATCGAGTGCTCCTAAACGTACAGAGTCGTCGAGAGCCTTACCCCTATCTTCTATCCCTATACCCCCAATAATCTTTTCAACACCCTTGTCATCTTTAACTCTAGCGAAAGGTAAGCTTCCTGATTCGACTAATAATGTCTTCGCTCTATTTAGTTGTTTATCTAACTCTTCCTTATTACCGTCTTCACTTTGTATGTTATTGAAATAAATAGAACCTGCTTCTTCACCGTAAGCCATACGGATAAGGTTTGTCTGAGTCTGTGCATCCTTCTGTGGTTTAAGTGTACTTAGGAATCCTTCTGACTGAACCTCTTCTTCAGATACTATTCCGTTATTAAGTAAACTACCTACTAAGCCTTGCGATATAGAGCTTTCGACTTGATCATCTAGTTCTCCTGTGCGGAAGAAGTGTCCTCTTTGATAGTCAGCGTAGCCTTGAGCACCGAGCAATGGATCATTGATATTTGATCCTGCAGAGGTTGACCACTGACTGAATGATTGGAGTGGTGGGACGATGATGTTTTGATCAAGGTCGTTAGGCACGGGGGTTTGTCCCCCCAAAGATAGGGTTGGATATAGGTCTGACACAGCAGAATTTGGGTTTGTATAGTTAGTAGTTAAAGGATTTACTGCCCCCAACTAGATACAGCAGCTTGAGCAGCAGGGTTAGCTGCGGCTACTTCCTGCATAGCTCTCATTGAGAGTGCACCTTTTTGAGTTAGTAAACCTTGGTAAGCTTCAATATATAAATCTTTCTCATCCATATCAGCCAACCTACTTTTCTCGCCTTCTGGTATGTTCTTCCTTGTTGGATACTTTAGTAAAAGGAGTACCTCAATAAGTATCTGTTTACTATCTGTATCTTTACCTGTTGGAAGACCTGCTGATAGTAGTAGTGCTTGTATTTCAGGGTCAGTAGAGTTACCTCTCCTTAAAGATGAGAGGATGCCCTCGATATCTTCAAGTTCTTTAAGCTGCTCGTCTCTAGTTTCTTTAGTACCTTCTCTTAGACCCACTGCTCTGAGGTTGTCTCTCATCTCATTAGAAGCTTGGCTAACAAACTGTGTATCTCCTTTATCTACTTGCTTCTCAATAAAGGAATCCATCCTCTGCTTATCTGTTTTATTTACTTTTAACTGGTCAGAGGCTGAAGTGAATATAGAACTTATAGTCGTGTTCGAAAGAGTTGGAGCTATGTTAGGAGACAACATAGTGCTCGTCAGTTTCTTTTGTTTATTAGAGTCTGAATCTGAAGAAGCCATTATCTCCCTTACACGAGAAGTAACTAAGGGAGTTAGTTGAGCTACTCGCTGCTCCTCTCTGTTCTTTCTTTGAGCTGCTTGTAGGTCTGTGTAAGCTTTCTGTTGCTTAGACATATCAGACAGTTTGGTTTCAAACCTATTAGAAAACATTGCCTGTTCGGAAGCAGGTAAGTTTGCAGCAGATATGTCTGAAAAGAAGTTACCTCTCAGATCTGCCATACCCTGTGAAGGATCATAAGCTGATGGAGAAGCGGCTCTACGCATTTGTAGTAGACGTTCTTGTTCCCTAGCTTCGAGCTCTCTATGTTCTGGCCTCATTATAGTAGGCTCATTCATTCTTTCGACCTCTGCCTGTAAAGCCATCTTACCAGCTTCAGCACCATAGCCCTTCTTCCTAAGCCTACGTGCAGCTCTTTTATACTTAGAAGAGGTACGGTCTTTCGAGTACCTTTCTCCTAATTCGTATTGTGGCATTGTACTAAACTTCATACTACGATCCCAAAATCTTCTTCATTCTTTTCCTGTTATCTTCTGTATCTTCGAATCCTTCTGCAACCTTCGGAGACATTGGTTCAGGTTCTTTTACTCTATATTTATCTAAAACTTTTTGCCTGTCCGTAGCAGTTTTACTGAAAGCCTTCATTTGTTCCTTTGCTCTGGTATCGCTCTCTAGTTTGAGAGGATCGTCCACTCGCCCCCCAGCAATCTTGCCTGTGTCTTCTTGAAATTGTTTTATTTCTCGATCTAACCTACTACCTCCTGCTCCATCGCCATATCTGTTACGGAAATTTTCCATAACGATTCGTTGAGGTTCCTGCATATCGAACTGTCCTTCACGAATACGGGCTTGTCTTTCAGCAGCACTACGTAATCGGAAACCTCCATCAGCTTCTCTCTGACCTAAACGAGTAGGCTTCAGTATGGCTTGATCTTTAACCATTTGGTCATAACCACCTTTGTAGTTATAAGGGCCTTCTGCTCCTGAAAGTCTTACTTGTTTATCTCTAGCCGCTTTCAGTGCATCAACTTTATCTGTATTAGGTTTAGGAGTTGCTGTACCTGTACCTGTACCTGTTTTTGGTGTTGTTACCGATCCTCCAGTTTTATAAGGATTAGGAGCTCCAATAAATTCAGAGTCGCCTTCTTCAATATATTTCATCGGCTTAAAACCTAAGTCATAGAACTCAGGAATATCTTGCTCGGTCTCTGAAACATTTGTTACAAGAGCACCAGCACCTTCAGGTAAATCATCGAGTGATGTAACTCTGCCAAAATTTTTAAAACTAGAACTATTTATTCCCTTACCCAATTTTGCAAGAGCAGCTTGATCAGAGTCACCAAACATAGCGTCTGTAGCATACCCAAAAGCGTTTAATATAGCATCTTCATCTCCATAACTATAATCTTCAGCTAAAGCAGACCTTAAATTGCCCCCACCTTTCTTAAAATAACTAACTCCTTTTCCGTCTTTGGCAGCAGATACTCTATCTACTAACTCAGAAGCATTAGGCCCTCCTATAGTACGTATCATATTTGCTATAGACGCAACACGAGCTTCTTGTGTACCCCCCGATGGCCTATTCTCTCCTGTTTGGTATAACGCTTTGTTTAAGTCCTTCGCTATTTTATTAGCAAACTGTTGTTTTTCGTCTTCAGTAAAGTCGCTGTATTTTCTGTTATCCGCCATAAAATCTAAATATTATTACCTATAAATTTAGTTTTTTTATATGAAAAGTCAACAAGGCTATGTGCCTTGGAGCGATTCATTGCTTAACATGTTAGATAACCGCTTAATTGAACGCCTTGGCCTACTGATTTTACTAGAATTTCCTGTGTCCATAGGCTCAACAGCTACTAAACCGTGACGTTGACGAGCTAAATCCAAACATAAGAACGCAGCATCTGCTAAGTCGGGGGATTTACCTAGTCTGGATTTGTGTTCTACCTTACTTTCGATCTTCATTCGTAAGGTAGCACCTTTAACCATATCATAATTCCTACCTGTTATTTCTTGAGCTAAGTCTCCGTTCATACCAAACAACTGTTTAGTTCTGCAAAGCTCTTTGCCAACGAACCAAAGCTCTGTTACTCTGTTTACGTACAATTCACTTCCTATAAGTTTAGAATTAGCCGAAACCCTACGCTCAGATGCACGACCACCAAAAGAAACCCTCAAAATCTCATCGCTCCATTCTCCAGCTAGTACGTCACAAAATGGAGCCCCTGCTCCAGTTGCATCTACTGCGACATCCATCGGTTTTATCTTTCTTTTTTGACACTCCGCCTTCACCTGACGAACAATCTGGTAAGTCCTCGGAACCGCTTTGTTGGTGGCATCGTCATTAAGATGTATAGCTTCTCCAAGCTGGCAGACAAACTGTCCTGTTGAGTCATAACCAACATGACCAGTATATAAAATACATCTATCACCACCATTGGTAAAAGCAGGGTCTAAACCAGCAATAGGTATAGGGTTCCCTTTCCATTCTACATTGTTCATTGATCCGCTACGAGCCAACTCTGCTTCATTATATATGGTGTCTTCCTCATCTCCATCAAAGAACACAGCACGACACATCCTGTAGTACCCACGAGACTCTTGTCCTAGCAGGGCTTTGTCTTCGTTTAACTTTTCTGTAGTAGGTAGCCAAGGGTATATAACCTCATCAGCTACAACATTAGGACTTCGTTCAGCATCAAACCTTACATACTGCCCACCCCATTTTGTTCTCCATTCGTAGTCTGTATTAGTATCAACACTATCCCAACCATCTTTAGGTGTAGACCAAACACCAAAAGCATCGAACCTAGAGTTCGGGTTACTCAACCCCACCATCTCGAATCTCTCGTTCTTAGATAAGTTACTTAGACCAGCTTGAACAATGGCTTCGGATATTTCTGAAAGCTCATCAGCTATTAATATTATTCGCTTCTGTTTAATACCAATAAACTTTCCTATGGCTTCTTTAGTTTTTGACTTCTCTGCGGCTATCAAAGATAAACCAGCTCGCTCTATTAAGTTTCCTGTCTCTGTTTCATACGCAGCGTTACCTATACTGTCTCTTATTCGTATAGGAGCTCCTTCTATAACCATCAAAAGCGAAACAACAGAGCCCCATATTCTTTTACGAGCTTCTCTTAAGGTAGTTGATGTTAATAGTATTAGAGTATCTCTTGGAGCAGCCAACCAATTTAGTATTCCCCAAGCAGCTAGTGTATGTGACTTACCACTGTTAGCCGCTCCACCTATAGCAATGTATTTATTACGAATGACAGCCCTTATCATCTCTTCTGCCCAAGGATGTTTCACCATCATAGGCTCTGGACGTTCAGGGCAATTCCAAATCTCATCACACAGTCTCCAAAAATAATATTCTTTTGCTCTGTTAGAGTCGTGGTTACCTAACCCGTACAACAGAGCTGTTATAGTGTTTGTAGGCGGTATTAGTATACCACCAACATCCATCTTCTTTGTCTTAGGGTCTATTCGTGGTTCGTATGCTTTGACAGACTTATTCATATTACTTGAATTTACGTATAAAAATACTATATTCTAATTGCTTTGCCTAAAAAACAAAATGATTCACAGTTCTTAGATAGGGAGGACGTTAAACGTGCTCTACAACTATACAAACAGGACTACAAGTTAACTACTATAGCTGATGAGCTAGGAATATCCACGTCAACTCTACGTAGATGGCTTAGAAAAGCTGGCTTCGGCCCTAAGAATGACTCTTATGGATCAAACCCAGACACTGAAAAAGAAAAAAGCGTAGATCCTATACAAGAATCATTAGACGAAGACCTTAATAAGAAAACTAAAGAAGCAATTAACGTAGCTAAAAGAGAAGCAAGGACTGCAGAAGAAAAAAACATACTCGAAATATCAGAGGCGCAAACATCTCCTGCCGAAAAGTATCAAACTTACGTAGCTGCAGCGGGTATGCGTTTACTTAGGGACTCTATGAGTAACTTAAGACCTCCTAAAACTATTCGTGAGTTAGACCAGTTGGATCAAATGATCAGAAGGAACTTAGGTCTCAATGATAAGAAAGGTGGAGGTGCAGGTAAGATGCAGATTGATATAAGTATTTTAAATAACGCTCGTGCTAACAAAAGCAAGAACGCTATTAAGATAAACCAAGAAGATATAGTTGATGTCGAACCAGAAAAACCAAAAGACTAAAGAAGACGCAGAATCTACCTTACTTTTATATTCAGGACTAGAGGACGCTTTTATAGGAACCGTTGATAGATATAACAACCCACCAATAGCTTGTTATTCTAAAGAGATAACTATCTCACTTTTAAAAAAACAATTTAATTTATCTACCAAAGAGGCAAATGATAGGTTAGAATATGAGTACTTACTAAACAATTTTGGTGATGCTACTCCATGTTTTCTAGAAGACAGAGCGATATAAAAATGTTCCCTAATAGGGAGATAGTTGAACATCCTACTATAGTTTATAGGCAGGACATACCTCCTAAAGATTTTACGTTTAGGAGTGACATACTAGTTGGCTCTTACTACCTAGTCATTCCACACACAGCTAAGGAAGTCTTTTACATTCAAATGCTTACAAAAAATGTCGATGTGTTCTTACCGTATGAAGGCGACGGGTTACTGTTGAGTAAAAAAGCCTTACAAGGTTTATGATAATTGGTATTGATAATGGTTTAGACGGAGGGCTAGTTGCTATCTCAAGGCATACGGGTGCTGTAATCGATAAGACTATTATGCCTACAATACATAGAGCAGGTAAGCGTGAAATTAACTCACGAACTTTGTATGAATGGATAATGAACCTTGGACAATGTGCAGATGATTTCTTGGTAGCGATTGAGGAACCATTGAAACATGCTAAATCCTCGCAAGCTGTCCGATCAATGGGTATTTCTTTTGGAAAAATTATGGGAGTCTGTGAGAGCAGAGAGTGGGCACATTGTTGTGTGTCAGTCCACAAGTGGCAAAAGTTCATGTTAGGTAGTGTTCCTAAAGGGAGCACTAAAGAAGCTGCCCTATGGAAAGCAGAGTGCCTTGCTCCTGACGAATGTTGGCAGAAAAGTAAGCGAGCTTCTAAAGCACATGACGGTATGATTGATGCCTTCTTAATTGCTAGATATATAAAAGATAAAACTATTAGCGCATAGTTTCTAAACTGTATTATATTAAAAGCAGTTAAGCCTTTCTTGGTTTTATGCTTAACTAGGGGAGTAGAGGTATTTAGCTTTTTTCTGCCTCTACTCCCTATTTCAATTCTTTTCTCTAGACAAGTATTTGAGGGTAGTGTATGGGTTGTCGAAATGAAAACCTTATTCGAACGACAGAAAGAAGCTTGTGATTTTTTCTTATCACGGCAATTAGAAGATATAAATACTATAGACAGCAGTGCTGTAGGCACAGGGAAGACAGTGGTAGCTGCACACTTAGCTAGAAACTTAGGAGGTGAAGTAGCTGTCATATGCCCTAAAGCAGTTATCCCTTCTTGGGAAAGAGAATTAAAAGAGACAGGGATCAAACCTTTATTTGTTATTAACTACGAGAGTATTAGAAGAGGACGTGCTCCCTTCATGTCTAAGAGGGGTAAAAAGATAATGCAATGGCACTTACCTAAAGGCACTTTAATACTTATAGATGAGATACATAAATGCAAAGGAGCGTTTACTCAGAACGCACAGTTGTTAATTAGTTTAGTCCAGCAAGGGTATCGTATACATGGAATGTCTGCCACAGCAGCAGAAGACCCTACAGAGATGAGAGCGTTAGGGTATATGTTGGGACTACATAGCCTTAATAAGACCGAAGGTAATCTTAAAAGTTGGTACGGTTGGATGTATAACAGTGGGTGTGCTCCTGATCAGTGGAAAAAGTGGCGGTTGATTACTAAGAAAAAACTAGACTCTATAAAACAAGGGATATACGGAGTAACAGGACACAAGCTTACTGTTGATGATTTCCCTGACAGTTTTAGAAACAATAGAGTTTTTATAGAGAATGTAGAGTTCTCAGATAAAAAAGGGATACAAAAAATATATAGAGATCTTGATATCACTCCTGAAATAGTCACTCAATACATAGAAGAAGGGACAGTAGGCGATAGCGAGTGGGCTCTAGTAAACATTTTACGAGCAAGACAGTTAACAGAAGCTGTAAAAGTTCCTGATATTGTCAACATGGCTGAGGACTTAATTGATCAAGGTAACTCTGTAGTGATCTTTGTTAACTTTAAAGACACTGTTAAAGCTCTATGCTCACAACTTAATTGTAGCTCTATAGAAGGCGGTCAGACCATAAAAGCACGGCAGCAAATCATTGATGATTTCCAAGATGACGATGAAAATGTACTCGTTGTTAATATTAGTGCTGGGGGTACAGGACTTTCATTACACGATATTAATGGCAAAAGGCCCAGAGTTAGTTTAATATGCCCATCGTATTCAGCTAAGGAGTTTGCACAGACGTTAGGTCGTATTCATAGGAATGGTGCTAAGTCAGATGCGTTACAAAAAATACTAGTCGCTGTAGACACCATTGAGGAAAATGTGATACAGGCGGTAAATAGAAAATTAGAAAACATGAAAGCACTACATGGATAATCAACCAGATCACGGAAGTAGAGGACACGCAGAGTTTAGTCCATCAAGTTTAAAGTATGTTGCAGGTTGTGCAGGATACGTAGGTAGGTCGGGCACTAACGCAGCAGCAGAAAAAGGTACTCGTATCCACGAGGCTCTTGAAGTCAAAGACCCTTCAGCACTACACGATGAAGGGGAACACGAAATTTATGAAGCTATTGTAGCTGATGAAGAAGCATATCTTAATACATTTGCGAATGGTAAAGAATATAAAGAGTACAACGAGATTCAAGTAGACATTCAATTAGATGGTACAGCTACGTGGGGTACTTGTGATAAGTTTGTTAAGATAGATGATCAGGCAGTTATGATCGATTACAAGACTGGTATCAGCCAGATCGACGAGCCTAGAGATAACTGGCAAGCTATAGCTTACACTATTGGAGCATTTCAAGCACACACGGAAGTAAACGAAATAGATTTTGTTTTCTTCATACCCGTAAGGAATCAAACACTTACGGGAAAATTCTCAAGAGATGAAGTGCCTACCCTTATTAAGAAGCTTAGTAAAATAATTAAGAGGGGTGAGAAGATAAGACCTAAGTGGGATGGAGGCGCACCCGACCTATATGAGCTTAATCCAACAGTTAATTGCAGGTTCTGTACATATGAAGATTCATGCCCCGCCTTGGGCGGATTGGCAGTGGAGGTTGCGTCACGAGTTGCTGACGACGCACTACCTAAAGGAGACATAGCAGACCCTGACGACCCTGCTGCTGTAGAACATTTATATGTAGTGTCTAAGATTGTTACTGCTTGGGCAGATAGAATAAAAGCTAAGGCGATGAGCATGGCAAAAGAAGGTGTAGAGTTTCCCACCCTAAGACTTAAATCAATGGGAGCACCTAAGAAGTGTACAGACAACATGAAACTAGCTCAACTAGCTGAGGAATATGATTTAGACACAGAGGAAATATTAAACATTGTTAATATGCCCCTAACAAAACTAGCAAAAGCAGTAGGAAATACTGCTCCCGATGGCGAGAAAAATCAAAAAGCTAAAGAATTTCTTGACGCTGCTCAAGATCTCGACATTGTAGCCAGCTCTGACGTGCGTTATACGCTGTCCTAAAACAAATAAATATAAAATAAATAAACATATATGAGTACAACATTACAAAAAAAGAAAAAAGAAGAGATACAGGTAGTACCTGATGCACCTAAGCTTGAGTTTTCAGCAGAAGACTTGAATGCACCTAGACTTAATGTCGTACAGGCGCAGTCAAAAATTGCTGGAGAAACTGGCGCACTTGTAGTTGATAAGATGCACACACTTATTCTCCATGAAGAAGAGTGTAAAGCTGTTCCTATCAAAGCGATAAAGGGTTGGAGAGAGGACACTCCTTTCGGCCACCCAGAAATGCCGAGACAAGTCTTTAGTGAGGAAGAAGCTAAAGAACTATCCAAGGAATCAGAACATAACGTAATTAAATTTGCGGAAATCTTATTCATATTTCCTAAAGGAGAAAAGGAAGATGAAGACGTTTATCCTTACCCAATAGGAGATGAGCTCTACGCTATGGGTAAAATAAACGTAGCTAAAGATGCGTTCAAATACACGTTTGAAAGGTTAGCTACTTTTCAAACATTTAACCCAGACTCCCCTATATGTGTGAAGTACTGGAAGTTTAAAACTGAACTCCTAACAAGAGGGATGAACAGTTGGTTTGTCCCAAGTGTAACTCCAACCACAGAAGGAACTGCTGATGAAATCCAAAAATTCGCTGCTAGACTCGCTTAATATGAAAGACCAAGAAATAATTATTAAGTCGGTGGAGGATGAAATAACTCAACTCCAAAAACTTATCGGTGATATCGATAACAAAGTTGAGGATCTTGAGACTCAAAAAGCACATTGCGGTCGCCTCCTACAAGGTTTCGAGTGGTATCTCGCTCACCTTAAAGGAGAAGAAATAGATATTCCAGACATACAAAAAGAACTGGAAGTATAAAAATTCAATAAGGTATATCAGACTACCTTATTGTTGTTCATAGTGAGGGCCCATCCGTGCGATGATCATGTCGTGGGGGTATGTAGCACGGATGGGTTAACTACTAAAAATTTATTTATGAATACTTTTGCCATCGACTTTGAAACCTATTATGACAAAGAATGCTCTATTAAAACATTAGGGGCAGTAGGTTATTTTAATCACCCCTTATTTGACGCTTACATGGTCTCTGTTGTAGGCGATGAGGGGACTAGCTTTGTAGGAGACCCAAGAGATTTTGACTGGTCTATTATTAAAGGACACAGAGCATTAAGTCACAATGCTCCTTTTGATCAAAGCCTATACTTACATGGCGTAGCAAAACAATGGTGGCCTTCTGTAGATTATGCAGAGTGGTTATGTACTGCAGATCTTGTTGCATATTGTGGTTTGCCTAGAGCACTAAAGAATGCGTCTGCTGAACTGTTTGACTTAGAAGTATCTAAGGAAACCAGAGATAATATGTTAGGTAAAAAATGGGAGAGTATGACAAAACAATTCCAGAAAGAAGTTTCTGAATATGCTCTTAAGGACTCAGAGCTGTGTTTAAAAATATGGCAAGAATTAGAAAGCAACTGGCCTGACACCGAACGAAGCATTAGTTGTTTGAATCGTACTATATCACAGAGAGGTATTCCTATAGATATAGAAGCACTGAAAAAACAAATAGAGAATATTAATATAAACCTCTTTGAAGCAGAGAACTCAATACCTTGGATTAACGAAGCTCCTACTTTGTCTCGTAAGGCGTTTAATAACGAATGCCGTAAGATAGGTTTAGAACCCCCTGTTAGTTTGGCTATGACCGATAAAGACGCTAACGAATGGATTAGGTTACACGGTCAAAAATATAAATGGATAGGGGCTGTTAGGGACTATAGAAGAATTAATTCTTTAAAGAGAAAACTAGAGAGTTTTGATAATGCCACTATGTCTGACGACAGATACTACGGCAACATTATGTATTGGGGAGCTTCTACAGGTAGGTTTTCTGGAGGCGGTGGTAATCTTAACTTACAAAACTTACCGAGAGGGGAGATGTTCGGGGTAGACTTACGTAAATTAATATCTAGTAAACCCAATAAAAAACTAATTGCGGTAGACCTTTCACAAATTGAGGTGCGTACACTATGTTGGTTGGCAAAAGATAGAGACACACTAGAAGAGATAAAAATGTGTGATGACATATACGAAGCTTTCGCAATAAGGTTTGGTGAGTGGGATGCTAATAAGGGTGTGTTAAAAGATGAAGATCCTAAACTAAGACACCTAGTTAAAACTATTGTGTTGGGTTGTGGGTATGGAGCGAGTGCAAACAAGTTCTCTATTATAGCAGGGATACCTTTAGAAGAAGCTCAGAAAGCCGTCGATATGTACAGGACTAAAATGAATAAGGTTGTTGGTCTGTGGAACGGTTTACAAAGAAGAATGCACGTAGCGTATACTGGACTTAAAGATTTCAAAGTACCATTACCTTCTGGAAGAGATATAAATTACGGTAGAGTTGATACCCAGTTACAGAACGAAAGAAGAACTTATGTAGCTAAAATAGCTAAAGGACATAGAAAGATTCCTGTTAGGTTATGGGGAGGTCTACTTGCTGAGAACGCATCGCAAGCATTAGCAAGAGACATATTTTCTGACATGCTTCTTAGGATAGAAGAAGCTGGAATCAAAACAATATTTCACGTACACGACGAAGTGGTTGTCGAAGAGGATGAAGACAAAGCAGAGGAGACTCTACAAAAGATTATATCTATAATGAGTACTGCACCTACGTGGATAGATGACATCCCATTAGAAGCCGAAGGAAAAATACTAACTCAATACGAAAAATAAAATGGAATATCGATACCTAAAAAACCTAAAATCAGATAAGACATATAAGTTTACAGACCCTCTATCAATACAAAAGAAAAAACCTAAGTTTGCTAACAAGGCAAAATTTAGGGAGTGGTGCGCTGATAAAGATACAGATCATGTTTTTTATAGTATGGTTGAAGGTGATAATCCTTCTCTGCGTATACAAGCAGATAACCCGCCTAACTTCGTGAGTGGTATTGTAGCAGACTACGATGCTCCTGTTGACCATACTTTGATTGAAAAGATTCTTAAGACGCAGTGTAAGGACAACATGCCCATGTGGATGAGTACAACTCAATCAGGATATCTGCGTCTTGTGTGGCCTTTCAAAAGAGTTCCTACATCAGCGGAATCTTATCCTGCTTTTATGAATAGGATGTGTGCTTTCTTACAGTTAGATCGTTTGTTCGCTGGTTTTGATAAGTCTTCTTTAAGAGCTAACCAGTACTTTGAGTTTGGGGACAACTGGAAAAAGATAGGAGATCCTCTTGAGGACAATGTTGTCAAAACAATGATTCTTAAAGCTGCAATGGATAAACCTCCTCAAACAACAGAGACTTCAATACCTTTAGAAGTAGTAGCTGGCGAAGTTTTGAAAAGATTCCCTAATAGATGGATGGGGGAATTTATTGAGGGGGAACGAGGGCCTTTGTTTTGGATAAATGACGGTATAGAAAGAGAAGGTTGTGCTATAACATCGGATGGTATGCTTTGTTTTTCAGACAGAGCAGGTAAATCATTCGTTACGTGGAAAGAAATACTTGGTAATAAATTTGTAGAGCAGTATGAGAAAACTAAGTTAGGGGACTTACTAGATAACTATTGGTTTAATGGAACTAAATTTTTTAAACTACTGCATGGAACGGCTGTAGTTATTCCTAAAGAACAACTGATACTGGAGCTTAAGAAACTAGGGTTTTTACCTAGAGCAAAGAAAGGGCAGACTGTATCTGAAGTGGAGGCAGCTATACTAAGTATATCTAATGATAATCGAATAGATGAGATAGCACCTATTATATGGTCTAAAGACAGAGTAGTGCAGACAAATTCTCACCGTATATTAAATTCACAAAACGTGCACCCCGTTGAACCAGCAGAAAGCGGTGATCCTAAAAACTGGCCTTACATACATAAATGGTTAAACCAACTATTTGTAAACGACAAAAGACCCACTATAGAATATTTCCACGCCTACATGAAAAGATTCTACGAGTCTGTTCTTTTTAGGAAAGCAAAACAAGGACAAGGTCTAATACTGGTAGGGCCTACTGGAAGAGGTAAGACCTTAATAGCTAGAAGAATAATAGGAGCCCTTGTAGGAGGGTACTCAGATGCTTCGGAGTACATATGTGGTCAAACATCCTTTAATAAGGAATTAGCTAGAGTACCTTGCTGGTGTGTTGATGACACAAAGAGTGCTGCTAGTTTTCAAGACCAGAGAAAGGCCACTGAGATATTTAAAAGAGTAGTCGCTAACCCAGACATATCTTATATGGCTAAATACTGTGATGAATTAAGCATACCGTGGAGTGGGCGTATCATACTTACACTCAATATGGATGCTAACTCTTTAAGCGTTATCCCTTCTCTAGACTCTAGTAATCGAGATAAGATAATGGCATTAAGAATTAGTGATGATGCTACTCAAGACTTTCCATCTAACGAAGACTTAGAAGAGCTAATATTAAATGAGTTACCCTATTATGCAAAATGGCTTTTAGACTGGAACCCTCCTATAGAATTAGTAGGCCGCTCAAGATATGGTGTTATATCTTACATAGACAAATCGATTGCCTCTGCTGCTTATGATAATTCAAGTAGGAGTAGTATAGCAGAATTAGTAGAATTTTTCTGTAAGAGAGCTAGAGAATATGGAGACGGGGAAAGCACATGGAGAGGTACGTTAACAGAGTTTCAAGCAATGCTTCACGAATTTAATGGCGGTAGAACTGTAGGAATGTCTAACTCACTAGAGTTTGTCCGAAGAGGAATGTTGATTATAGAGGAATCATGTAAAGAAAATAGTAGTATTAGACCTGTTAAATCTTTAGGATTTGGCGGGGGTAAGTTATGGGAAATTGATATATCAGAAAAGTATGATATAGATAAGAACATTGACTTAGAAGATACTAATGACTAGAGAAGAAATAGAAGACTATATAAACATAGCGGCTCCTGACTATCCTGTAATACTTGCAGATAACTTAGACGAAGCCTTTGTCGGAGTAGACACAGAAAACGAACCTCCTAGAGCTGTTTACTCAATAGAAAAATGTATTGATATACTTACAGATGGTATGTCTTATGATGAAGCTGCAGAGTACTTTTGGTATAACGTAGCTGGAGCTGGGGGAGAGGGGTATCCTATATACATATCAACACCTGCAATAGAAGAAGACAGCCCGTACAAATAATCTATTTATATGTAAATGGGTTATTTAGCTTTGAAATAAATGTGTGGTATCCCGCAGCTTTATATACAAAACCATGTTCATCTTGGTCTCCTTTCTCCATAAAATCAGCTACCTGAAAATACTTAGTCGTAGGTAACCACCCTAGTACCCATACAATCATTAAGTCTTTACGGACACGAGTAAAGAAATACACATCGTTATCTGGTATTTTATTTTTGGGTGTATTAACAGAAACAGTGTATTCAGGTTTAGGTATTGAGCTGCAAGTTTTTGATTTAACTTCTATGGCTTTATTTTTATGTTCAATATCGTGTGTAAATAAATTGTCCCCTACGTATTTACTATGACCAATAAAATTATTAATGACTACTTCACCAAGACATCCTGTCATACGCCCCATACCTCTAGTAAAAGAGTTAGGGAGAACCCCCATTTTAGTAGCTCTGGAATGAGCTATGGAGAGATCATCGCCAGTAGGTTTATATAACGCAAAGGAGTCACTCTCAGTAAATTTACTCATGCTCTATTTTTTTAAGAAAAGATTCCCACGCAGGGAAGAATATTTCCTCCATACAACGGACAACTGCTTCTTGTTCATATGACTCAAGCCAACCAACACCACTTAGTAATAAGCTGGCTTCCATCATTTCGTGTCTTATTGTCTCTAACAAGATCTTACCTTTAATCTTCTTGTTAACTTGGATAAGTTTTTTGTCGTGGAAATACAAACCGTAAGGAGGGTCGTCATCTCCAAAAGGGACAGCTTCTAGCTCAATACGTCGGCCAGCAATAGGTATTGATTTAGGGAGCTCCAAGTTACCACCTTTCTGAAAGCTCTTTATATAGTTCTAAACCTGAAGCTATTGAGGTAGCTATACCGTCCATATTTTTTAAAGCTAAATCAAAATCTTCGGTATTGCTTCCAAAAAAAGGTTCTGCAATAACGGCTGGGCAGTGTGTTAACCTTAAAAAACCAGCTCCTCTACTCCCTTTACCTTTTTCTTTAATTCCTCTACTACGTAACTGAGGGAAACAATCTTCAAACGAATCTCTTAAAGCCCTTGCAAAGAGCCTTCCTTTCTCAGAAGTCTTCCAATAAAGCCACTCATGCCCTGTAGCTTTTGGAGTTGCTGCATTAAAATGCAACTCTATAGCTGCGTCAGCTCCATCGTTCCTAATGGTCTTAGCTAACCATTTCATGGCGCTCCAATAATTATCTCCTTTATACGTTGAATATATTTTATGTGAAACACTTAAGCGTTCCCCAATCATGTCAGCTAGTTGGGAGTTATAGTCCCATTCCGTAACTCCAGTCACAGAAGCTGCACCTGAATCATTTGGTCGAGAGTGTCCTACGCAGATTGCTATCATCTCCTATTATTATAGCACGTCTGTAGGAATAATCACTAT